TAGGCAAATCAGCCACTAAAGAAGCTGCTTTCACTGCACCCTTCGCAGGTTTATTACCAACAATAGCAGCCGCCTCAGGCGTTTACAAAGTTGGTTTAGGCAAACCATCTACTTCTATGGCGGCAACAGCGATTGATGCATCAGGTGTAGTAACGGTATCAGATACCTCTACCCTTTCTGATGGCGATGTAGTTACAATCACCGCAGTAACCGGTAGCAGCAAAGACACCACCAACGGCACGCCCGGAATTGTGGTACAAGGTCAATCCTACTTTATCCAGATCGTAAATGCGACCAGCTTTAAACTGGTGCGCAACTATAATGAAGTAAACAGCCGCAAAGCAGCAGCTTTCTCAGGTACATCAACTTCGGCAACCATCAGCTACATTAACGTGAGCAACGTATTACAGGTATTAGGCAGCGTTTATGCACAACTTGACCCAGCCGACCGTATCCAGGATGATTTTAACCTGCAGATCCCTTTGCATGTGGGCTATGCCTACGCCCAGGCACAGGCCAACAAAGCGCTCAACGTGATCAATGCCTTTACCGACCTCAAAAAGATGGACTATTTAGGCACGCCATTGCAGATCATGAACCACTGGCAGGCAAATACCATCCTCGGCGCACGCTCATCCAACCTGTTTTTAGGAGTCGATCTGCTTGGCGATGCTTCCGAGCTATCCACCGTTTACATGAAGCCCTACACCAACGACAACGTAGTTAGAATGAAAGCCCGCATGAAAGCCGCCGTCAACTACAAATTTGCTAACGAGATATTTTACTTGTCAGCTTGAGAGTAGTTGATTAAGTTGATTAGGTTAAGTGGTTGATTGAGTTAAACGGGATGTTGATTGAGTCTTTAATCTTTTTGCATTAGCCCAACTTATTCAACTTAATCTAACCTAATCAACTTAATCCAACTTAGTCAACCTAATCAACTCAATCCAACCCAATCAACTCAACAAATGTCAATTTACAATAAAATAAACGCAGGTTTCAGCCTGGGTACAGGCGACCCTATCACATCAGGTATCGAAGATGTGATCTATATCTTCAACCAGGATGATATCACCCTAACCTACGATGTCACCAACCCGCTCATCGTTACCGGACTTGCGGCTGTAACCGGCGCCAAAGTCTACAAATTCGAGGGTACCAACAACAGTTTCAATACCATGTCTAAACTGGCTAAAACACAAGTTGGACCACGTTATACCGAGGAAATCGACTTTAACATTGCCGGGTTATCTACCGATATCAAAACCCAGTTAATGGCAATGGGCTATGGCCGTGTAAAAGCCATCGCAGTAAACAATCACAAATCAAGTGACTCAGCCATAGAATTATTCGGCGCCGTAAATGGTTTGATCCTCACCGATGCCGAACGCAACGCAGCTGATGAAACTTTAGAAGGTGGTTACAAACTAAAACTCACCAACCCCGATAAAATGAGGGAGCCCTACCCTCCGCGTGCCGTATCCATCCCGCCTACCAGCGGCACCGCAACCTACGCCAGCACTATTGAAGCGATAGAAGCATTGGTCGTGTAGTTCATGGTTGATGGTTCATAGTTCATGGTAATTTAAATTACTGACTATAGGCCATCTTCTATCAACTATGGACTAAATAAAAAGCATAGTTTGTTCATGGTTGATGGTTCATAGTTAATAGCAATTGACAATGAACTATGAACAAAAACGCTATAAACTATGATCCATGAACTATGAACTATGAACTAAATACAACAAATGAAAACCTACTTACCACAAATTGAACGCCGCATATTAGTACGCCCCAACCAAACCTTCGGCATACTTAATTACGGCCTGGATAATGCCTATCCGCAGCGTATGCTAGAGCTGGTGGCATCGTCGCCCACGGCAAAAGATTGCTGGAACAAGCGTGCCAAATTTATTGCAGGGAATGGTTTTGAGCAGGCTGATCTGGGTAAACAAGTGATCAATACAAAGGGGCTTACACTGGCCAAATTGTTAAAGGCCATCGCTACTGATAAAGCGCTGTTCACAGGTTTCGGGATTCATATCAACTACAACGCTGCTTACAAAGTGGCTTCGGCGAATTATGTGAAGTTCGAGGATATCCGCATAGGCGATACAGATTGCCCGGATACTGCAGATAAGTATGCGTTGTACTCCGATTGGGGCCGCAAGACCTGGAAAAACATCATGCTCAGCAAGATCACTTTCCTGGATCAATACAATCCCGACCCCAAAGTAATTAAACAACAGGTAGTTGCTGCAGGCGGATGGGATAAATACAAAGGGCAGCTCTTTTACTTTAACCCCGAGGTGGACGATTATCCGCTGATAGAAGCCGACAGCGTTTGGGAAGATTTTGAAACCGAAGCCGGTATCAAGATATTCAACAACCGCGAAGTAACTACAGGCTTTTTGCCCTCAACCATGCTCTTTATGCAATCGCGCAGAGAGGAGGCGGATAACAGTCGCCCCGATAGCGATGAACAGCATTATTACAATGTACCATCGCAATTGGAGCGCGACCTCGGCACATTCCAGGGAGCAAAAAGTGCACAGAAGATCATTGTAATCGAATACGAGGACGAAAACTCAAAACCTGAATTTAAGCCCTACTCTATCCAGAATAATGATAAGCTGTTTGAGTCGACTGAGAAATCAGTAGAGGCACGTATCATCAAGGGTTTTTCGATACCAAAGGAGCTCATCAATTCCGAGAAAGCGTCAGGCCTGAGCAATGGCGGCGAGAAAAAAGAAGCCATCCGTGAGTTCAACGACAATACCGCGCCCGACAGGCTCGAATTGTCAGAAACTTTTGCTGAGATCTTCGGCAACTTCTGTACAAACATCAACCCATCCGCCAACTGGAACATTTTGCCTGTTCCAACCTCAGTAGCCGACGACAATGCCGGGATGACCGCAGGAAAAAGCATTAACGAACTATTGCTCGCCGCCATCCCAACCGAAAACAAGATCGCCACCCTGGTTTATGCCTACGGCTTTAAGCAGGAAGAAGCGGAAGCGATGTGCGCCCCACCCAACCCTTCCCGGTAGGGAGGGCTTATCGTCCATCGTCAAAAAACTATTTTTTTAACAACACAAATCAAAAAAGTCTCCCCTACCGGGGGAGATTTAGAGGGGGCTACTATGAACCAAATTTACCTCATCGACCAGATCACCTTCCAAAATTACGAGGACCTGTCTGTCAACATAAAATCCGACCGTATAAAGGTCTTTGTGAAAAAGGCCCAGGAACTCGACCTGAAACCATTTTTAGGCCACGCCTTGTATTATGATTTCATCAAATACTTTAATGCCGATGGTACTTTGCAGGATGACACGCCGCAGCCCTACAAAGACCTGCTCAACGGCACCGAGTACCTCGACCGCTATGGCCATATAGTCCTTTACGAAGGATTGCTGCCTACTTTGGTTTACTTTACATTCGCCCGTTTTGTTGAGGCCGATGCGGTACATTACACAGCAACGGGGCCGGTTATCAAGCACCACGATAATGCCGATCCGCTTTCCCCGCAGGACGTAGCCAAACTGGTACAGCAGCACCGAAGTGTAGCCAATGCGCACGCAAACGAGGTTGAAAAATTTCTGCGCGATCATAAGGCTGATTTTCCGCTCTGGCAATTCAACCCGAAAAACAGAAGCAGCAGGCAGGCAGGGCCGCGAATCCGCAGTATTGACAAAACTGTTTTCAATTATCCGGGAATGGGCCCCACCCCAACCCTCCCCGGATGGGAGGGCTTTTACGACAACTAAAATTTATATGAATCACTTATTAATATTAAAATTTAAAGTCTCCCCTGCCGGGGGAGATTTAGAGGGGGCTCTATGTCAGACAAAAAAATAAGCGAACTACCCGTAGCCACCTCCATCAACGCAGCAGATATATCTGTTTTGGTTGATAATGGTACCGATTATCAGTTTGCCTTCTCTACCCTGCTCAGTTTTATCGGCTCAAGCTTAAACCTTGGCGCAAATATCTCCTTCGGTGGCACACTTCCGCAGAAAACGACGGGTAAAAACGGAGATGTATTTATCAATACAACCTCGGGCAGCTTTGCGCAAAAAATGTCCGGCGAATGGACCATCGTATATACCCTCCCATCAACCTCAGGTTCAACTGATGGAACGGTTTTATACGGCTTAGGCATTCCCGGCAGCACAACCGGGAACAACAATGACACCTACATTAATACCGGCACAGGCATTTTTTATAAAAAGTCATCTGGCACCTGGGGTCAGGTATTTTCTATGCAAAGCGGTCCTGCCGGACCACAAGGTGCTGCCGGCACTAACGGCACAAACGGTACCGATGGCAAAACCATATTGAATGGAACAACAAATCCGTCCAATCTCTCCACCGGTACCGACGGCGACTTTTACATCAACACTAGTACGTTTATGTTCTTCGGACCAAAAGCCGGAGGGGTATGGCCCGCAGGTGTGAGCCTCGCGGGAGCAGATGGAGCAGCGGGGCCAACAGGACCCGCAGGAGCGACGGGACCGCAGGGGATTAAAGGTGACACCGGTGCAACAGGCCCGACGGGGCCAGCAGGTGTTGCAGGACCAACAGGGCCGCAGGGAGTTAAAGGCAACACAGGCAATACCGGAGCAACAGGTCCTGCCGGACAAGGGGTACCCACAGGCGGAACAGCCGGCCAGGTACTGGCAAAAATAGACGGCACAGATTATAATGACCACTGGATAGACCCGCCTGCCACCGGCCCCACCATTGACGATACAACCGCCTCAACATCCACTGTTTATAGCAGCACGAAAACAACTGCTTTAGTAACAGCAGAGGCCACAGCCCGGCAAACCGCCACGAATAAATTCAATGCAAACTTTTCTCAAACTATCATCTAGCGGCGATAGCCAATGTGATTAAATTAAGAGACTAACGTTAAGCTAAGCTGAAAAGCAGGGCCGTGCGATACCTTCCTCTAAATTTAGAGGAAGGAGGAGGATGGAGTAAAAACGCAGGACGGCCCTCTTGAGTAACATTTAAAAAACAAATAATACCATAAAAAATGACCAGTAATTCAAACCAAACGGTCTTCGCTACTTTGACCTCAACCTATATAGCTGTAAAGCTGGCATCGGGCCTGGCTGTCAACACGGCCACCCTGCTTTTTACCGGGGCTACAAACGGTTCGGTGATCACCGATATACTTTTCAGGAATACAGACGCCAGTAACGTCCGTAACCTCGACTTTTTCATAGGCAGCAGCGCAACACCCGAAAACAACCTGGTGCAGGTAAGCATCCCCGCCAGTTCAGGCAATAATGAAAGCACTGCATTAGCTTCATTGGCGGCCCTGGCTCCCGTCATATTTGATCTGGACCTCGCAGGCAACCGGGTAATCACCATCGAAAGCGGCGTTGCCCTGTATGTGGTGAACAAAACAGCCCTAACAGCCGATATGTACGTAAGACTAAAAACAAGAGGATTTTAATATGAACCTGGCAGTATCTACATCCCAATCGCATATCATGATGCACAGGCGGAAGAATGTTTGGTATAGTGTGTGTGATGGGAATTGGGAAGACTCTAATATATGGATTAGTAATGCGTTGGATAGAAAACTTATAACCGTACCTCAGCCCGGGGATGATGTTTACATTAATCATACAGTAAATTTTGACGGTGCGCCCCTTGTGCCTACTATTGTTAATAACCTTTTTATTTCGGGTAAGTTAACTGCGTCAAATAATTCTACAATACTTACTGTAAATGGTAATTTACAGGCAACAGGATATATAGACTTTACTGGCCCGTCTGTATTTACATTAAATTTGAATGGAGTTTTTAATTCAATTATATCCGCAAATTTCACAGCCGGTAATTCAACTATAAATTACGGTGCACCTTATAATGATCAACCTATCCTAAACCTCCCTTATAAACATTTGAGCACATCTGGAAGTGTAGGGACAAAGTTCATGATTAGTGATCTAACGATAAACGGTAATCTAAACACTCAGAGCAATTTTGAATGTGGTGTTTATAATTTAACAGTCAACGGAACATCATTGTTAGGCACAGTCGGGCAACCTTATAAATTCACAAAAAATTCGTCTACGGGTTTATTGTTGTTTGTAGGTAATGTAGATTTTGAAGGAATTACTGATTTAACGGTAGGTAATCCTAATGTTGAATGCAGGGGTGGTATGACTATTCATACTTTTTTTCTTGCTTCAGGTACTGGCACATTTACGTTTTCAACCAACAATCAGACGCTCAATTGCGCGGCCTATTTAGGGCAAGGAACATGGAACTCCCCTATTGTTGTTTCAGGAGCAATTACTGTAACATTAACAGGTAGTGCTATTTTGAATGTTAATTCTCTTAATGGTACGGTACCTGGTTCAACGTTCAACAATGAGGGTGTGTTGTACATAGCCGCGAATTTCACCCCTATGACTACTGGTATATTTAATTATAACCACGTTTCAACCTCAACAATCGGATATGTCTTTAATGGTTCAATTACGTTGCCTCAAACATCTTATTCAAATTTGGTTATTGGGGGTACTGGAACAAAAACACAGGGTGGTAATACGACCGTTTCGGCCAGTTTCACAAATAACGGTTCTTACGAATGTGGTGGTTACAACCTATCTGTAGCGGGTTCATTTACAAATACAACATCGTTTACAGCCTCTATGTTTTGCACAATTACGATAGGTGGCTTTGCCAGCTTTTCTAATAGCGGAAATGCTCAATGTATGGATTTAAGGAATGGTAACGCTAATGTTGAATTTAAGAATGGCTTAGATATTCATGCAGCTTATTGCTATACCGGAACTGGCATTTTTAAGTTCTCCACTAATAACCAAGCGTTAAGTTTTTCGGCCTATAATTTTGGAATATGTGCAGCCAATTTCCTAATAAGCGGAGCAATTACGGTAACATTCACAAGTGGCGCGGTAATCCCTGACTTTTTAGGAACACTTAACGGCGATAATGCTTCATCTACATTTGATAATCGGGGTACGTTTGCTTACACCAATGCAACTGCGCCAATGGTTACAGGGAAACTTTACTGCAATCAGGCAACAAATACTTTCAATTATGATCTTGCAGGCAATCAGGATATTACTGTGCCATCTGACCCTACATTGGGATATAAGAACTTAACATTAAGCGGTTCAGGAACTAAACGATTGTTGGGTAATGTTTCAGTAAAAGGGACTTATACGCTTTCATCACCTGCAACCTTCAATTCAAACGGATTTTCTTTAACAAACCCTTAACCTACCCCCCATGCAACAAAAACTCTCCCTATTACAGCGCATTCTAAGCGAAACACCTGCCTTTTTCAAAAAAGTTCAAATATTTGCCCTCGGGCTTGCGGGCCTTGGCGGCACATTAGCCACTATCCAGGGCATACCACAAAGCCTCACAACTACCTTAATTTCAGCAGGCACCGCAGTAGCTGCTATTGCCCAGTTTGCTGTAAAATTCGATGGTGCAGATGGTTCCGCTGATGCAACCGCCGAAACTAAATAAATGACCCAAAAACAATTTAAAATTCAATTAATTTAAATTATAATTACTTATAAAATGAAAAACCTCATAATTCTGCTATTATCGGTATTCGGTCTGAGTACCTGTGCACAAACACGGTATAAAGCAAATAATCCGATTGTTATTTCCGGACAAAAAAATATCACTATACAGGGATACCTCATAACCGGCGGCATTTCCAATTGCATTTACCTGCGCGATTGTACCAATGTGCATATTACCAAATGCAAATTACAGGACTCGAAAAAAGTCGGTATCCTTTTAGAAAACTGCAAAAATGTATTGATCGACAGTTGCTATATCACCAACGTGCAAACCGGTGTGAATGCAAAAAGCTCGGTAACGGTTAAAGTAAACAGCAATTATTTCCTGAACATGAACGGCCCCTTTCCTGCTGGATGCGCGGTACAATTTAACAATGTGAGCGCACCCGCCAGCCAGATCAATTACAACCGTGTAGAAAATATTGCGGGTCAGGCACAACACCCGCAGGATCTTTTAAGCGTGTATAAATCAAATGGTATGCCCGGCGATTCGATACAGGTGATAGGCAATTGGATACGTGGCGGACAAGTGACCAATGATTCAGGCGGTGCAGCCGGGATAGTTTTGGGCGATGTTGGCGGCAGCTACCAGGTAGCGCGTTATAATATCGTAATAAATGGCGGTTTTGTAGGTATGCAGGTACAAGGCGGCAGCCATATAAAAATGGACCATAATACCATATACAGTTCAAAAACTCCATATTCAAACGATGGCTTATCATATGGCAACTATTCGGATCAGCCCAGTACAGACGTGGAGATAAGCTACAATAAGATCCGTTTCTTTAACAAAAATGGCAACGAAGTCGATTGCTGGTGGGACTCAAGAACCGTATCAAAACCCATAGGCTGGGAAACCAACATCCTGAAGGCAGATATTGATGAAAAAATACTGCCAGAGAAACTGGAGCATTAAATATAAATTCCCTCCTTGGGGAGGGGTGCGACTGGATGTGTTGTGGCAGGGAGGGGTTTCTAAGACTTGCCGCTTGCATAAACCCCTTCCTACACCTTCCCCGAGGAAGGAATCGCACTGCCCTTGCCTTCAGTACACTGATTAGATACCGCCCAATCCAATTCTATTATTGTAGACAAAACAGCTCTCCCAGCTAATGTTGTGCTTATTCTTCGCAGCACAATTTCCTTTTTCCTATAACTATAAATTACCTGCCTCTCCGGCAGATCACCAATTCAATAATAAACCAACTATGAAATTAAGTCAACACGGCGAAAAACTCATAAAAAGCTTCGAAGGCCTCCGCCTTACAGCATACCGCGATGTAGCCGGGGTGTGGACCATCGGCTATGGTTCAACCCATTACCATGATGGCAGAGCCGTCAGGCCCGGCGATAAACTTACCAGCGACGTACAGGCAACCGCGCTTTTTACCAATACACTCTGGCAGTATGAAAATGCCGTCAATAACTATGTAAAAGTCCCATTAACTCAAAATCAGTTTGATGCCCTGGTTTCTTTCACCTACAACGAAGGTACTTATGCCCTGAAGGAATCGACCCTGTTGAAAAAACTGAACGGAAAAGATTACCAGGGCGCAGCCGATCAATTTCTGGTGTGGAACAAAATCACCGATCCCCATACCGGCCAAAAAGTAGCCTGCGATACCCTTACCTCACGTCGTGCTGCCGAACGCAGTTTATTCCTTTCAATAAAACAAATAGCATGACAACTATCGAGCACCGTGAACTAAAAGGTATCACCATCAAAAACCTGCTGGTGACCATCATTAGTACAGCAAGCATTGTGGCATCGGTCATGACCTCCTATCTCCAACTGAAAAACGACATCCATGACATTAAGGCCAACCAGGAAACACAAAGCCGCATATATGACATCAGGCTGAAAGTCCTCGAAACCCAGGTGGTCGTTTTACAAAATCAGGTCAACGAAATAAACAAGGACCGATAGGACGCTAAGAGTTAAGTGGTTGATTAAGTTTTAGCCCTTTTGCATAAACAACCTAATTAGCTTATTCCAACTTAACCAACTTAGTCCAACCCAATCAACTTAATCAACTCAATCCAACCTAATCAACTAAATCAACAATTCACTAATTCACTAATTAAAACCCATGAG